AAGTTCTCTTTTAGCAAATTCAGAAAAACAAACTACTTCGTAAGCATGCTTTAAAAGATTTTTTTGAATCGGTGATACCGGCTCGGCATCAATAGGAACATAAGGAATCCAAGGTCTTCCAAGAAAGGGCATCTTATCAGGAAAAATCCAAGGATCAAAAAGAGTTAAATAAGCTTCCCTATTATACTTTTTTAAATATTTAGGAATTACTCCAACCCCATATTGTAAACCACCGCAATCAAGCATTGTAAAAATGTCATTGACTTTATGCTCTTCTCCTCTTGTTTGATAACCGTGATTTATTACATCAAAACCTTTTTTAATTAGCCTTGAAACAATGTTTTTAGTGACCTTCCCATATCCGCTTGGAATTGTCGGATTTACTGAAGACCAAAGTAATTTTAATTTTCCTTCCATTTTATTTTTTAATTGTTAGTTATTACTCCGACTATATTCGCTTTGCACGCACTTGTCCCGTCAATGTTAATAGTAGCAGTTTTATTCGCTGTTATAACTATTGGCGTTGCTAACTTATGCGCAATAAAAGAAGCCCCAATCTGAAGTTGAAGCTTGGTGACAGGCGTTCCAGCTGCGTCCTCAATCAAGGTCATGATAGATCCGGCTTTATCAGAAGATGCTAAAAAGCCTGTGACTATCAATCTTTTTCCAGTGCCTGGAGCAGCTTGTGTTGCAGAAGCAGAGGTTGCGTGAGTAGCAGTTGCTGAAAATTTTGTTTTCATGTTTTTGCTTTAAAATTACTCTTTAATAATAAACGACCTTTTAATTAACCGACTAATCTTCGCCCTCTCTTTTTAATAGCCTGCAAGGAAAGGCCGGAAAGGGCAAAGTTAACCGATTACAACTATTTAGCCTTCTTCGCTTTAGCCTTACTCTTTTTTGATTCAGCTTTATCAGAAGATCCGGGTAATGCCTTAAGGTCTTGTCTGTCATCACGACAAACTCGTCCTTCTGGCTCACCTGGAATCTTCTCAATAGCACCATCTTCTAAAAGAAGCTTAGCGTCTTTTTCCGAAGAAATCTTAATCACGTCTCCGGCTTTATAGTCTTCGCAGTTATGTTTTAGGTTTTTTAATACTTTATACATAGTTTTTGAAATCTATAAGCCTTAAACGATTGTAGGATTGAATGCGTCAGGAAATTCACTCGCATCAACGGCAGCAATGGTTGTTCCAGTTATGCTGACGCTATGTATAGAATATGCAACGTTGTTAGCATGTCCACCTGTGACGCCCGCGTGTTGAACCATGCAGTTAGTCCATTTAAAAGTGGCTGCAACGTCAACCGCTGCGACGACTATATCTTCAGAGAAATCAATTCCCCAAAAATAGAATCTATCGCCGGCATCTTTAGGTGTAATGTCAACGCTATCCCATGAAGCTCCATTTCCTTCGGCGTATAAACGGATAGCATTACTGCCATCACTGTTTACAATGACCAATCCTTTTCCAGTTCCGTTGTCTTCAACGTGAGCATCTTTCATGTAAACAATGACTTTCTTCGCAACGGTAGTGTTAAGGATATGCAATCCTATTTTATCAGCGCCACCTTTGATTGAATCAATGTTCTGAAAAGTATACTCAAACGTTGCAGTCGCAACAGCCGGATCAACCAAGATCGCTTCATCAGCATCAGCAGCTCCAGTAATCGTGACTAATCCCAATCCTTTTAGGACTCCGCCCGTGGCAGCTAATGGAATTGATAACGACTCAGTTAAAGTGTAATCACCTGGCTCAATCTCAATGACCTGTCCTGCCTTTTGGGCAGCAACGGCAGCCTCAAGTTGAGCTACGGTATTTACTCTAACCATGTTGGAAGTTGTTGATGCTCCGCTAAACAATGGTGCAACTACTTTTTGGTAGATCTTTTTAAATCCAGCCATAAAATTATATTAGTTAACACCTTGATTAAGCAACAGCGTTCTTGATTAAGTAGGCAGCGTCAACGGTCACTATTTCTCTGGTATAGAAATCGTGATTTCTCACGAAGACTCCTTCTCTGTCTTTGTCATACCATTTGTCAACGGTTTTCTTGTATTGGAAGAAATAGCCGAATGCCACCTCTTTGATACTGACTCTCTTAGGAACGTAAATTAACCAAGCGTGCTTGCCCCAAATATAACTAAGTGAAGAAGTCTGACCTTCTTTGGCACTTTCATATCCGGCTGATCCGATAATAACTTTATCAAGATCAAGCAAGTCAGCTAAGGCCTGAGTGGACATCTTTCCGAAACCGCCGTATTTGATTCTTTCAATCAAATCAGGGTGATGCTTAAGTTTGTTCCATGTTTGCTGACCTAAAACTAAGGTGTTAGCAGCATGTAAAACTTTTGATCTCACTGATTCAATACCAGTTTCAATATCGCCGATTGGGTCAGAGTTCTCATAGTCGCTCCATTGAGAAGTTCCCGAAAGGGTAGTGTAGTTGGTAAGGTAAGATGAGTTGGCCATGTAAGTAGCCAAGGCAAGTTCCTTTTCAACTAACAATTTCTCAGTTATGTTCTCAGTAGCATCTACTTCAGGGTTCATTGGAGTTTCGGCTTGGTTTTTGAGTTCGTCAGGAACTAATTCCTTTAAGGCGTGATCTTTACAAACGAAATCAGTTGATTGGCTTACGCCATAACCGACCTCGTTAGCAGGAGATCCCATGCCTCTTAAAGATTGGCTTGTTCTCAGATTTTCCTTGTCGTAGACATAATACTTTCCGGTGACTTTAGTGGTAGGCAAAACAGGGAGGATTTGTTCAGCGATATACTCTGTGTTCTTATACGCAACAGAAAGCTTAGTAAGTAAAGGGTCTATTCTAATGTCTCTTGGTGTAGGATTCATAGTTTATTAGGTAGTTCCCTTAACATAGCTTCCGTAAGGTAAAAGAAGTATCTCGGCGATGTCATTGTTTGCGGCAGCTTCCAAGGTTATCCCAAGGACTATCTGCTCTGTGGCGCTCAATGACCCAATTCCATCGGCCTTACCTGCGGTTGTTGAAATCACTCTAACTCCAACTGCGACTGCGTCGCCGAATTTGACTTTAGATGTTCCAATAACTCTTACAACGGCTTCTTCTCCGCTTTTGGGGTCGTTTTGAAGGACTCCTATGGCGTCTAAGTGAGAGGTTGTGCAGAGGCTGACAGTTTGATCATCTGAGATATAAACAAAGTAATATTGGGCTGAAGACAAGTCTTCACCAGCAATAAACGTTTTGTCTAATACTCCTAATTGTTGGCTCATGTTCAAGGTAAAATGTTTTCACGAAATCCGACCTATAAATTCCGTGCCTTCCGTTAATAATAATTTATTCTCCCTGTTCTGCTTGTGCAGCAAGTTCAGGATTCTCGGACAAAGCTTGAACTGTGGCTTGAGATAACGTAAGCTTGCTGTCTTTCAACATCAAGGCTTCCGCAAATTTCAAGATTTGTTCAGAGGCACTTGCCTGAGCACCAGACCCTTCTCCTATTTCAGAAAAGAGTTTTGACTTGGGTAATTCACCCAAGATTTCTTTGAAATCTTTTTGCTGTTTCTCATTCAAGGAAAGTAGAAAATCTACTATCTTGCTTTGGGACTTTGGCAAAAAGCTTGCACTCTTGTTTGATTCGCTGAAGATCAATCCCTTAGCATAAACTTCGGCAGCTGATCTGCGTAATAAAGCTAATGCTTGGACTCCGGCTTTGGCGTTCTTTTCAAGGATCTTCAATGAAGACTCTGACATCTTCACCATTTTCTCCGATCCTTTATTTTCATCGCCACCCTCGTCTTCATCTCCACCTTTGTCGTCTTCTGTGTCATCTTCATCATCATCTACTTCATCAACTTCTTTTTCGTCTTCTTTCTTTTCGCCTACAATATCTTTATAGGTTTCCTTCTGCTCGTCTGACAAGGTTTCAGCATTATCCTTTAAAAAAGACTTTTCTTCATCGGATAATTCTTCAACTTTCTTGGCTAAAATTTCTTCTATTGTCATTGTTTTTTCAGATGTAAATTCGGAAAGCATAACCGCTTGTAAGCCTTTAAAATAAGGCCTGTTGGTCAAAGCTCCACCTACTAATACATCGTGGTAAATTTTATGTGTTTCTGGGTCTTCATAAACGGAGTAAAATTCTGGGCTAAAATATTTGTATGCCTTTTCTTTTAAAAGACTAATACCTTCATTAGTCCATTCCACTACCGCCCAAAGACCGTCCCGACCTTTATTTTCTAACTGTTTAAACCAACCGATTGCTGGCAATTCTTGCTCACCAACGGAATGGCCTTCAGTTATCGGTAGTTCCTTCCTAACTTGACCTTCAAAATTAAATACGAAATTCTCCAAGTCTTTTTCCTCAATCTTAATCTCCCCATATGAGGGATGCTTCCACTTACCAAACGGTAAAACCTGAATACGACTTGTCATTTCGCCTTCCTTAAACTCAAACTTAACCTCACTTAAACTTCTAATTAAAATATTTTTATCCATAATTTCAGTTGCCTTCCTTTTCAAATTTTCTTTAATTTTTTTGTTTTTCATATTATTGATTTTTGAAGACATTTATTGTCGTAAAATTATCTCTTAATGTTTTTGATATTCCAGTAATCTCCGGCTTTATCTTTTCGTCCTTTGATATTTCTACCCATATACCACGACAGTTTGAATGTATTCCGTCAACATGAGTAAAAGAATCGCTTTTCTTAAATACTTTCTTATCAATACTTTCACAATAAGGACAAGTGACGCTATCCAATATCTCACTTCTCTGTAAAGCATATATGTAATCTCCGTATGCTTCAATCGTTGCTCGTCTTCCTTGATTGATTGATCCGTTAATAGTTATTGAAGGAACATTGTTTAAAATATTATCAGCTGATTTTTTTATAGCATCCTTGACATTAGCAACAGTTTTGGCCTGAGTCTGATTTTGTTGAAGCGCTAATAATAATGCAAGCTTCCCTGCTTTTATTAAATCATTCTGCATAATATCTGTCAATGAGTCTGCGCTTCTGCTCATATTTTGAATTGAAGAAGCCGGTGTTGAAGGAGGTGTTTTCTTTATCTCATGAGCTGCCATTGTCTTTCCATATTGAAACATATCTCTTGAAGCATTGAATAATTCTGATCTATATTCTCCCTTATATTTAACGGCCATTTCTTGAAGTCTTTTAGAACGTTCAGGGCTTGAAGGAGTTTCCAATACTATCTGAAATTGTCTTAATAAATCGCTTGTAGTATCAGCCATTATTAAGGCAAGAACTTTTTTCAATTTTTTTTCAGCCTCGTCCATTTTAAATTGTATATCGGCCAGATTTACTTTTTTCTCAGCGAAAGTCAAAGGCCTTCTTCCTGAAAACTCAGACGCTTTTTTTTTAACAGGCTTTATTTCATCATTATCTTTATCATCTTCTTTTTCTTCTTTCGGCTCTTTAGTTCCTTCTTCAGAAGTTTCTTCTTCGTCTTTCTCCGGTAAGTTAAATAATTGTCTAACATTGTCTTCAAGAGTTTCATCAACTTTAATGACACCAGCTTTAACCAAATCTGATATTGCTGTCGCAACCTTATCATACTGAACAACTCCAATCTTTGAGAATTTTAATTGAGGATAATCTTTAACATTATAATTAAAATCAACTAATTGCTTTATAGCGTATTTGTTTAAAACATCAGCAACTTGACGAGCAATAGCGGTAAGATTGTTATGAAAGATTGAAGACTGATCTTCACTCAAAGCAAAAGAACCAGACCTGCCTGATCCTAAATCTAAGAAGTGAGCAAGAACGCTCGTCAGTATCTCTCTATTATATCTCGCTATTGTGTCAGAAGGGTCTTTCGTCCCTTTGGACATCATATCTTTAAATCCTATTTCCCAACCCTCCGGCTCAATTATGTAAGCTTCCTCATTTACTCTAATATTTTTTAAAATCTTTTCAAGCTTTAATCTATCTTTATTTGTAGAAGTTTTAGGAAGTCTTCCATAAGGAATACCACAGCCTTGACGTTCAAAGGCAATAGCATTTATCTTTTCAATAACACCTTTCATATACCAAGCACGATAAGCATTTCTTAAAGATGAAATACCTGTCCAATTATCTCCCTCTTTTTTATTTGTAAAAATTAGAAGTTTATCAATAGGAATAGAAACAAGACCACCGGTGTTAGTTTGCTGTGTTATACCGTCCTCTCCATTTTCTGTTTCCCACTTTTGAATAGTTGCTTGAAGACGAGGCGCAAACTTTCTCCAGCCAATCATAGCTCTTCCATTAAAATCAACATTAGTAAATACTTTTTCAAAAACAGAAAATCCGAAAGGCAACATCAATAGCGCCTGTCGTAAGAAGTCATCCCAAGTAATTGTCATGTTCTCAAAAAGAGATTGAGAAACAAACTCGGCGACCTCAATATCAAGTTTATCTTCGGAAGCCGGCTCTACATACCATTTAGCTGCTCTGATAGGAAGTTCGCATGCGAGCAACGCAGCTTGGACTACTCCGTCAGACTTCCTCATTTTATCATAAGTGGTAATAGCGGTAGATCCAGTTAAGTTTGGAACATAATCATCATCTGTTATGTATCCACCAAAAATGGGAGTCCCAGAACTACCAATTTCCTCATCTTTTTTTATAGGAGTCTTGAAGATTTGTAGATCGTATCCGAGAATTTTCATGTTTTTATCTCACTTTAAATAAATAATAATTTATCTGATAATATTGTCAAGTATTAAAATTCCATATCCATTAAACCTCTTGTCATTGGCCTTCCTCTATCGTCTTCTTCATCTTCCCTTTGATCAGGTAATGGAACTGTATTTACGCCAGAAAAGGTAAGCATCAAAGCATCAGCAACGTCCGGCGACTCCAATCCTCTTTTAGCCATTTCATCTTTTGATTCAATTATCAATTGCCCTTTCTTTGCCGAGCTATATTTATATTTTATATTAACGAGTTGTAAGAAGTCATCGTCTCTCATTATACTGGCAGTATTAATCTATTT